CCACCCGTGGCGCGGGGGGTTGGTTTGTGGGCCAGCCCGCCACGACTCCCAGACCTGCCGAAAGTTTTGTTTTTCAGCCATTCAGCCCTGAAACTGCCCCAGCCATTGCCGATGGCGTATTCAACCGCTTGCGCCGCCGTCATCCCGCATTTCTCCGCGTCCGATGCAATCAGGCGCATAGCCGTTTCCGTCAGCGGCTGCCGTTTAGCCTTGCGAATTGTCAAAAAGTCTTCAGCGATTTGCCCGGCAATTCCATGTTCTGCCAACAGTGATAAATCGGCTTCGTGCTTGGTCTGTTTTTTCGCTGTTTTTTCGTGCGCTGTATTAATATCTACGTTAGTAGATATTTGTTTTTTGTATTTTGTATTTATGTGACCCCCATTTTTTAGGGGTGGTCCACCCCCATTTTTTTGGGGTGGTGTTACCCTATTTTTTTTGGGTACCCTATTTTTTTGGGGTACCCCATTTTTTGGGGGTGGTGCTACCCCTTTTTTGGGGTCTGAAATTAAAAAATATACGTTCGGTAATCCGACTCTGCTTTGCTTGCCAATCAACCCTAAATCAACCAGTTCGTTAATAGCTTTCTCAACCGTTTCTTCTGACTTGATTCCGGTCGCTTTTTGAATCTGAGAAATTGAAAGGCTGTCATGCGTTTTCTGCCAGCCTCTTGTTTTCCGAACAATCAAGACGTAGCATTTCCACGCGTTCCCGCTCATCTTCGACAGGTATTCATCGACAACCGAGTTTGCAATCTGAAAACTGTTTGGAATAAATTCATTCATGGCTCAATCCCTGATCTAGCTATCGAATAATGGGCAACTGGATTCTTACAACTGCCAACCTTGAATCGCGGTTTATTGAAAACAAATCCCCTGCTTTCCAAGTCGATTATTCGCGCACACAGTTGAGTAACTTTTAGCTCTTCATACGCAACCAGCGACGTGATATGACCGTTTGCGCGGATATAATCGATAATTCGCTTGCATTGTGTCGCTGTATCGTTCATAATCTCGACTCCATAACGTGGTTTAGAACAGCCACCTTAGCCCGTCATCCCCGACGGGCTTTTCTTTATCGTTTTTTCTTTTGGTTATTCACTTTTTTCGCTGCTTTTTTGCCAATTCAGGCCAAATATTGTCCCAATTATCTGGAAACATCTCCTGCCGTGTTACTGCCCCGTTTGTAGCCTTTTCAATCGCTGCCGCTGACTGAACCGGCACACTTCTGACGCCTCGCGCAATCTGATTAATAAATGCTGGTGCAATACCAGTCTTTTTTGCTAAATAAGATTGATTCCCGCGAATAGCGCAATATTCAATTAAGTTCATATTTCAACCTTGCTATATTCAACGTAGCAACAGTTTAGCAAAGCTATTTTCAAAAAGCAAGTAAAATAGTAGCATTGTTATATATAGCGTTGCTTTAAAATATAACCAATTGATTTAGCTGGGAGTAAGAAAATGAGCAGACTTGATAAAGTGAAAGAATTGATTGAAAAACGGTTTAATGGCAGTCAGGCAGAGTTTGCCCGAGCCATCGGAAAAGCACCGGCGCAGGTCAACCAGTGGCTTAACGGTTATCGGAATATAGGCAATGGCGCGGCGGCTCACATTGAGGACGTGCTATCCCTGCCGCGTGGGTGGCTTGATAGCAAAGAAGCTATTAGACAGCCTGAATCAAATGCCCTACCGCTTGGCAAGATTGACGAATGGGACAACAACACGCCGTTGTCTGAGGACGACTGCGAAGCCCCGTTATACAAAGACGTTAAGCTGTCAGCCGGGAACGGCTTTGCAGACGATATTGAGGACTACAACGGCTATAAACTGCGTTTCTCGCGCAACACGCTCAGGAAACACGGCATTAGCCCTGAAAACGTAGTCTGCGTGATGGCAGATGGGGACAGTATGGAGCCGGTATTTCCGAGCGGTGCGACATTGGGCATTGATACCGGCAGCAAGAATATCCGTGATGGGCAAATCTATGCCATCAATCACGGCGGCCTATTGCGCACCAAGATTTTGCACAAGCTGCCCGAAAACAAGGTCAGAATCAGAAGCTACAACCAGTCAGAATACCCTGACGAAGAAGCAAGCCTAGACGACCTGTCTGTCATTGGGCGCGTGTTTTGGTGGAGTGTGATGGTTTGATTTAAGTGTAAATCATCATTATAAAACAACATTTTATGATAAAATAAGAGTTTGAAAATGACTAAATTTAATTGCGATATGACACACCAGCTTGCCGTATTTTCCCCTCAATCAACAGTAGCATTTGACAGCTTTGCCCAATCCGATGAAAACACCTTTTGGTATGCCTCAGACTTGGCAATGATGCTTGGCTACAACGATATGCAGGCGATTCTAAAAGCAATCAACCGCGCCCATTCCGTATGCTTTCAGTTGGATATTCCAATCACTGAAAACTTTATTCAGACGGCCTCGCCTAATTGCGACAATGATATTAAATTGACACGGTTTGCCTGCTACTTAACCGTGATGAATGGCAATATCAGTAATCCGCGCGTAGCGGCGGCGCAAGCCTATTTTGCCAAGCTAGCGGAAGAGATTAACGCGACATTCCGCGATGCGGACGATGTAAACCGCGTTTTCTTGCGCGGTGATATTACCGACCGCGAAAAAACATTAAACCACCTCGCCCACAGACACGGCGTAGAAGAATATGGCTTATTCCAAAATGCCGGTTATCGCGGCTTGTACAACATGAACATAAACAAGCTGAAAAACTACAAGGGCGTAGGCGACCTGAAAGGCTCATTACTGGACTTTATGAACCCTGTTGAGTTGGCGGCTAATACATTCCGAATCACTCAGACAGAAGAAAAGATACGCAATCAGAACATACAAGGGCAAAAGCCATTAGAACGAGCCGCCGAAGAAGTGGGACGCTCAGTCCGCAACGTGATGATTCAAACGTCCGGCACATTACCGGAAGACCTCAAATTGTCTGATGAAAAGATTAACAAGGTTAGAACCGGAATCAAACAGACGAAACGCGCCCTTGAAAAACACGATAAAAACCTAAACAAAGACAGGTAATCAGGTATAATACAGTTCTCCATGCTTTATTTTTCAAAAGTCTGATTGTCCATAATCACTTATTTAGCCCGCCATGCGCGGGCTTTCTTTTTGCTTTGATAGGATTGAAAGTAAATAACGTACAATATATAATTAGCACGTTTTAATCAAAAGGATTTCCAGATGACGACAGAAAAACCAACAGGACGAGCCATCGGCGGAAAGGCAAGAATGGCAAAGCTGACACCCGACGAAAGAAAGGCAATATCCGCCAAAATGGTGGAGGCGAAAAAAGCAAAGGCGGGGCTGCCTAAAGCAACGCATAACGGCAAGCTGAAAATCGGGAATATAGAGCTTGATGTTGCCGTACTTGACAACAATTCCCGCGTATTGTCCGCAACATCCGTATTTGAGGCATTTGACCGACCGCGACGCGCAAACTCGAGGCTTGAGATAGACGGGATCAAAATCCCCGCTTTCATGGACGCAAAAAATTTAGAACCATTTATAAATCAGGATACTATGAGATGGATCAGACCTGTAGAGTATTCCAGCGGCAATCAGGCAAAGACGGGATATAATGCCGCGCTTTTACCCGCAATGTGTTCTGTTTATTTGTCCGCGAGACGGGCAGGGGTATTGACGCAATCTCAAGAAAAATTGGCGGTCAAATCCGAGATTCTACTTGACGCGTTCGCACAAGTCGGCATTATTGCCCTTGTGGACGAAGCGACAGGCTATCAGGAAAAGCGCGAAAAAGACGCATTAGCCAAAATCTTTGAAGCCTTCGTAGCTAAAGAGCTGCAACCTTGGGTAAAGACTTTCCCGACCGATTACTACAAAGAGCTTTGCCGTCTGTATGGCGTGAAATATCCGCCGCTGAAAAACAACCAATTCCCGCAATTTTTCGGACATGTTACCAATGACGCGGTATATACCCGCCTAGCTCCCGAAATCTTGCCTGAATTAAAGAAGGCAGCGTCCAAGCAGGAAAAGAAGGCAAAACTCCACCAGTTCCTGACAAACGACGTGGGACACCCCAAATTGCGCGAGCATTTGTCGTCCATTGTTACCATTTTGAAACTGTCCAAAGACAAAGAGGATTTTAAGCGCATGTTAAATATCGCCCATCCCAAACTCAATCACACAATGGACATCGATTTTTAGCCTGCTAACCGCCAAATGGCGGTTTTTTCACGCCTGCAATCTAGTTATAAAGTATCGGTTAACCCCCAACCGCCCAAATGGGCGGTTTTTTTGCGCCATCAATCCGGCAAAACTATGCCGGTTATCAATAGCTCACGATTAGCAAAAATAAATTCTTTTTAAAATCAATATATAGCAAAAATATAGCAAATTTTCTTAGCATTGCTATTTACATTCTATTTAGCTTTGCTATAATACACCCATCGAAGCAAAACACAGTTCTTTAACAAATTGAAAGCGTAGTAACCGCCCTTCAGGTAGGCGAAAGCCGATAGCAAGACATCGAAAGATGGGGGAAATCGAACAAACGGTTACAGGTAGGCGGGTAGCCGAAAAGACAATGACCCGCAGCGCAAATTCTTAATTTAAGAAAGGAAACAAAATGGAAGTTAAAAAATTTGAAGTAAAAAGCCCATCTGAATTGCTGATGATGATTGCAAATGTTTTGGCAGGCGCAGAAAGCAAACAACAGGCAGAAGAAGAACCATTTCCGCCTGTAACAGTTACAGAGGCAAAAGGCATTAATGACTACGCCATCGGCAAAGAAGTGATTATCCGCACATATTCAGCAGGCGTTTGGTTTGGCGTGTTGAAGCAAAAAGCAGGCAATGAAGTGATTTTGACTAAGGCACGCCGCATGTACAAATGGTGGGCGAAAGAATCAATCAGCCTGTCAGGTGTTGCACGACACGGCATCAATCAAGAAGACAGCAAGATTTGCGGTGAGCTTGATTCCGTATGGCTTGAGGCGATTGAGATTATCCCAGTTACCGGCAACGCGGCAGATTCAATCCGCACCGCGCCGGAGGTTGCTCAATCATGAGTTATCTAGATAAACCGTTGAGATACGGCTACGGCAACGGCGACGGCTACGGCGACGGCAACGGCTACGGCGAC